AAGGAGGAATGTTAACGGAAACTGAGGTAACATTAGCAGTACAAGTTACTGAAGCTTGAGGAGATACAGCAGATTTAAAAACATTTCCTTGAATATCAGTCCAACTATAAACTGCTACATAATTATAAGTCTTAGTCGATTCAAAAGGACCAGTAGACCCTGTTCCTTCTGCAACAACTACAGTATTAGGAGGATAATTAAAACCTTGTTCTACAAGAACATTACCGTCATAACATTTAAGTTGACCTCCTGCTATATTCAAATTATTTTGCATATCAACAGTCTGGTTAACAACTTTGTTATCGAAGTCTAACACTGAAGAGTTAACTCCATAAAGAGTAAAATAACTTGTAACTCCTTGAGTTCCACTTATAATTTTACCTTGAACTTTACTTGCAAATAAAAACTTAGTAGCCGATATTGAGGGAACGTCTGATAAACTTGGTATAGTATAAACAGCATTTGCATTAGTGGCAGAATGGTTGTAAAATCCTGTACTATCATCGGCTCTCTTTCTAGTAGTGTTTAAAATACTACCGCCCTGACCTTGACTAATTTTAGCTTGTACTGACCCATCAGACTTCATAGTGTAGTAAGTAGCATGTAATTCTGTTTCTCTTATAACATTTACATAAACAGTTTCATCTTGAACAAACGCCTTAGAAGCTAAACCTACTCCTCTAGCCATTACTGAAGTTGTTCCTACTGTAGCTGTACTAAACTTATAAGTAGCTGTAGCTACGTAAACCAAGTTCCAAGTGTATTTTAAAGGAGCCCCACCGTTAGTATTAGTTCCAGTGGATATAGTATAAAGTCTAGGAGAAGTTTGATAGACTTGCATAAATACTGTAACAGTGTCATTATCTCCTGAAGCAGCAGTAACTGCTCTACAAGAGTGAGCACCTGTTATTGTAGTCACATCTTTAATAGTAGTTGGACCTGCTGCTAATGAACCATCAGACCCTAAGACTGATATTTTTACAACACCACTACCATTAGAAGTTATTAATATAAACTTACCTTCTCCATCTACATGAAAGTCAATAGCATCATGTGGAGTAACTGCTGTACTTCCCCATGGGTCTAGGTTAGTAGAAATTACGTTAAGAATATCCCATCTAGCTAGTCTTAGTTCAGAGGCACTACTATCATAATAGGCTAACATCATGGAGTTATTACCTGCTGCTACATCAAATCTTTGATCAGTAGCTAAAGTAGCTAGGGTAGTTTCTGAAGTAAAAGCCTTAGCTGTACCTGCTTCAAATGGTAATTCTCTAGTTAAATAACTACCTAAGTTTAGATAATTGTATTTTAAAACTCTAGAGCCATCAGTCCAAAAAAACCACACTAGCCCATTATAAACTTGCATCCTTATATAAGCTACTGAACCTGAAGCAGTAATACCAGGAATCTCAGTATCACTTATTACATAAGAACCAGTTTCTTCATCTACTATGGATATTTTATATTTTCCAGATTCTAACCAACCTAGTATTCTATAACCATTTAGGTAAGCAATTTGAAGTTGAGTTTGTTCTTTTCCGTTAGATAAAATTGTCTGAGACATAGGAACTACAGCATCATAACTACCTTCATTTTGCCAAACGTCTGAACTTTTACTGTAGCTATAAATTTGATCTCTAGATAACCATAGTAGCTGATCTTTAAATTGAGAAACTCCAATAATTGGTTGATTATTAGTAGTACCAATACCTACACCTTTTATTTCAGTGTAACCGTTTCTTTTGTTATACTCACCTTCTTTATCAAACTTAACATTCTCAATATGACTAAATTGACCAAACGGAAGTTGTTTTGGGTCAATCTTAGTGTTAATACCCTGATTAAGAGATAATTGAAGATTTTGTTTATTTAACACAATAACTCCTATATAACATCAAAGTCTAATGAGTTACCTCTTGATATAACAGTAGCTGAACCGTAATTAGAGTTTATAACATAACCCCCAGGAGTGTCAGTAGATTTTTTTCCGTCTACCATTTGACTTGTACCAGAGGCTCTAATAAGAATGTTCTTAGTGGCAGCGTTTCCTGAAATATCCTTGAATATAAAAAACCTTCCTCCACTAGGAGCAGAAGGTAAAGTTATAGTTATAGTACCTGTTCCACTAGCATCTACTGGATAGTAAGAAAGATCATCACTAACTGAAATTGTAGTATCAGTTGATATGTTAGTAGATGATGCAGAAAAACTAATAGCCGAGACTCCTGAAGCATTTAGGGCTCCACCGGAAGTTAGTTGAATCTGCGTATTACTTCCATCGTTAAAATATAAATCTCCCGATGAACCACCTGTAAATAAAATATTAGGATAAGATGCAGCAGGTAAAGCCGTGGAAGGACTTGTATTCAAAGACATTCCTAAAAACTTCATATTAGTAGCAGCATAGGCTGTTGTACTTGTACCACTTACTACTGTAAAACTTAAATCTGCATCAATGTTTAAGGCAGCTGCTCCTAACTTTCTACCTACCGAAACGTGGTCATGAGAGTCAATTGAAGTTAAGGCAGTGTTTAAATCACTAGCCCATGTTGGACCTAACCGTTCCCCAGGGGTAGGAAGGGTTAAACTCATATAGGTTGTTGTACTTGTTTCAGCCATAGTTATTTCCTAAAATACCCAAAAGTGAATATTAGTTGTCGTTGTACTTACTTGAAAATTAATAAATTTTTTCCTATCATACTTCTGGCTTGCTCCTCCTATTGTAGCTGTTAAAGATTCCCAAATAGTACAATTTGCAAATTTTCTAACTACAATCCAACCTAGAGGTTCCCTACCAAGTTTATGTTCTACTAAATTATCAGCAGAAGCTGTTAAATCTATTGACTTTAATAAAAGTCCATCTACAACTTGTGACTTAGTTATAGGAGTTAAAACTTCCTCTAACTGATTTTGAGAACTGTTAAACTCCGCTCGTCCTGCATAAGGACCTAGAGCAAAAACTTTTTTATAGTTTCTTATACTCACGTTGTAGACCTTGTAAACCAAAACTCATCATTAGCTGTATAAATATCCGTTACCGATAGAGGAGAACCTGCGTCTCTATTATTAGCAGCTTCTTCTATCCTACGTTTCATCATCATTTTTTGTTGAATAAGAATAGTAACATCACTTTCTTCTTTTTGTAAACATTTTATGGCTGCATCTATAACTACGTATTCTGCATAACCGTTTATGTCTGCAAAAGTTGTAGTTGATGTAGCTGGAGTAGCACTATCAAACTGTTGTGCTGTAGGAATAAACCACACTTTAACTTCAGTAACTCCATCAGGTTTAGGAGTAAAAACTATATTATCTCCAACCATCCTGTATCTTATATTTGTCAAACCTAGAAGACTCCATGTTCCCCAGTTTTGGTACACATTTCTTTCATTAAAATTAAACGGTCTTAGAGTAAAATAATCTGAACCGTTTATTTTAGCATCCATACCTCTAAGTTTATAAAAATTAGAAATGTTTGGTCCAGACGTAGAGCTATTAATTGGGTACGAGTCTGTACCTGCTACAGTGTTAAAAGTAGCACTACTACAGTAATAATCTTGTCCATACGTCTGAATAAGAATATCATGTAATTCTGATATTCCTGCATTTATGTAAGTTTGGACTTCGCTATCTGACACAAAATCATTAGACTCCATATCAGCTCTTTGTCTAACCCTAGCCACTAACTTAGCTTCAGTTATAGCCGCCATATAACCCCCAAAAAGAGGAGGGCTTTCGCCCCCCGACTATTCTTTAACACATTTTTTGATAAACATTTTTAAAGATTCAGCTAGTAGTTCTTTGTCTTTTTCTTCAAGACCTTTGAAGATACCATCTACTTCTTCTCTGTAATGTTCATAGACTTCATGTTCTTCTTCGTCGTGCTTACCTTCTACGTAATCCTCGTTAGATTCCTTTCCATTGCCGTAGTGGTCTTTCATCTTCTCGATGATGATCGAAACCATACCACCTTTTTCTTTTTTAGGACCCATCATAATCATGATAAACTCCTTTAAACACCTACGCCTGGGAGGCTAGAGTTTTTAACAACAATCATAAAATGAATTGTTTCACTGTTACCTGGGTCAGCTTCATCACCATTAGATTTTAGACTGAAAAAATCAATCTGACCATCAGTAGAAACAGTTGGAGCACCTTGTAGTTGAAAACCTACTCCACCAGCAGTAGAACCGATGGCTGTACTTTTTTGAATGTCAAAGTAAGCACCAAAAAAGTGACTATACTTATCAACACTTCCACCTGGAGTTCCAAGAACAATTCTAAAATGTCCAGCACCTACTCTAAATACACTTTGAACACCAACACTTTTTGAAGCAGTCAGTAACGAAGCTGTAGATGCAGCAGTGCTATCAGTAACAAATTGACCGTGAATTATTTTTATTTCTTTATCTAAGGCTTGTAGCCTGTTAAAACTTCTGTTTGCCATTTTATTTCTCCTTTAGTCTGAGTGTCATACAACACGCAGCTTGACAAAAAAAGAGAAGCCCCGAAAGGCTTCCCAAATTAGTTAAATTATGATAATGCAACTCTTACGTTGAAACCAGGAGCACGACACCCTAACTGAGCGTAGTATCCAATTCTAGCTTCAACAGCATCGGCTGTAGATTCTCTTAGGAACTTAAGTCCATCAGAGTCAAGAATCTTAGGAGCTTTACCAAGAGAGTAAAGTTTCCAAACATCCATTTGAAGCATATAAGCAACACCGTTAGGACAGTTTTGATCAGGAACAACTTTAATAGGACCTCTAGGACCATGAATTAAAATCCCTCTAAAACCAATCTCAGGGTTAACTTTAACGTCAACATAAGAAACTTTAGAACCTAGAGCTTTCTCTAAATCACCAAAGTTGTTGTAGTTAATAAAACAAACATCAGGCTTTCCACCTTCTCTAGCAACTCTAGCAGCAGCACCGATAAGAGCTTCTTCAAGAGGAAGTGATGAACCATCAAATCTTATACCACCAAGTCTGGTAGAATCTGAAGATCGGTTAACACCAAAGAATGAGTCAGTAGAACCTGGAGCAGATGATGGAAGCCATCCTCCAAGACCTGTTAGCATATTGTCCTTATCTCCATCAACATAGATAGCTTCAGTAGTTGTAGCACCTGAAGCAGCGTCAAGGATAAAAACACCTGTGTCTCTGTTTATACTGTCAATTTTCTTGTTAGTTCCAGACGAACCAAAGTTTAATTGCATACCAACTTCAAAGTTAGTAATGTCTTGAATGGTAGCTAGAGTAACAGTATCATTTGAAGCAGTAGTAGTAGCTAGAGCACCGACAACACCGATTTGACCTGAACCGTCTCCATAAAGGCTAACAGCCAAAGAACGAGTAGCAGCTTCGATAGCTCCATCAATTTCGAAAGTAGCAGCTTCGATAAATGCGTTAGCATTACCTTTAGAAGCTTCTATAGTTTCGTTAGCAATTGAAGCAATAGCATAGTCAGATTTTCTAGTTAGTAAAAATGCCTTAAGCTGAGAAGCTGTTTTGTTAGCTACAGCATCAGCAAAAGTAGCAGATCGACCCATTGGAATCCCGTATTTTACAGGAAGCTTAAGGTTTTCCCCACCAAAGTCTTCGTATTTTGAAATCATAGCTAGGAATGGATTATCCTTATAAACCATGTTTTCGATTTTTTCGTCTGTGTAATGCTGCTTTAGAGCCGCAGCAAAAGTTGTCATATTTAAAGCCATTTTAAAACTCCTTTAAGTTTAGTAAATTATTCGTCCCATTGTAACATTTTTGCCATTGCGCTTTTTGATTCTTCATCAGTTAACTTTCTTGCTACTCTTTCATTACCCTGAGCAGAGTGGGCGTTTGACAATGTTGTTTGCGATTGTCTTTGTGGTTGCTCGTATTCGTCCCTCATAGAATGTAGACGATTTTTTACTTTTCCAAGATTTAGTAGTTTCTCGGCTTCTTCTTCTAGATAACTCTCTACGGCTTCTACAGCCTCTTTTATATCCAATATTCTACCTGTCTCATTGTAGTGTTCTTCAATTACATCATAAACTACATCGGTTGCGTCATTATGAGCCACGTATTCAAAGTCATTTTTGTTTTCATTAATGAAAGAATTGATTTCGCCTACAAACCCTTGTTTAACTGCATCGTACTTAGCTTCTTCTTCCATTTTTTCTTTAGCATTAAGTCTCTCTTCTAAAGAATTAAATTTATCTTTATAATCATTTTCCAGTTCTTCTCGCATTAACTTCATTTGCATGTCTGGAGTTAATCTGCCATCATTAAGAGCTAGTTCGGTTAGTTTATCATAATCTAAACCAAGTTCTTCTAGAGCTTTTAGGGGATTAGCCCTAATTCTTCTTTCTAAGGGAAGTTCTTTTTCTTTGTTCCCATACTTTTTGTCTAACTCAAGCTCTCTATCTCTTAAGGCTTTTTCTTTTCTACTAAGTGCAGCGAATTTTCTATCAAACTCAGAATCTTGAGATGGCTCTAAGTCTTTAAATTCATTACTCTCTACTTGAGGTTCAGCTGCCTCTTGGTTTACGACT